CGGAAAGCCCACGAGATGTGGGTGGAGAAGGGCGCCAACTTGGACGACTTCCGCAATTTCAAACTGAGCGTCAAGGACGAGCCTGGTGTCAAAGCGAAACCCCGTGGCATCATGGTGCCGCCGGTCGCGTACCATGGCGAAGTCGGGCCTTGGGCGCGCCCGGCCGGCAACGTCCTCGCTTCTACCGTGTGGGGCAATTACACGGACGAAGCGCACAATCCAAGAAGTCGTGTCTGGTACACGCAGGGCGCGACGCCCGAATCCCTCGGTGTGTGGATGCAAACAACCACTCAAAGGTTGACCCGAGGGGGTCGCGCCCCGGTCTGTCTATACGCGGACGCAGTGTCCTTCGAAGCGTCAATTCATCCGATGGCGCGCCGCGTGACGACCAACATCTTCAAAGCAATGGGCGCTCCTGAGCAAGTCCTGCGAATTTTGCAGGCTGGTGAGGAGTGGACAGTGCGAACAAGCAGCGGCACTTGCTTGACCTTTGAGGGCAAGACCCCCTCTGGAATCGACACCACCTCGTCTGCGAACAGCCTGATCACTGGGCTAGGGTTCGCCACCGAGCTCGCGGAATACGAGCTCAATGACGACTGGTACGGACTGGTGCAGGGGGATGACGCCTTCTTTATGGTGAGTGTGGAGCTCTGGGAAGCCATGGGGGCATCCACGGAAGGGCTCGTGGAGCACCTCGGCACGCTCGGCCTGAAATTTGAGGTCGGGGCGTGCGAGTGCACCTACGCCAATCCTGGGCCCGCTGACTTCTGCAGCGGCTTCTTTTGGTGGTACCCAGATGGAACTTGTCTCTGGGGCACCAAACCAATGCGCGCAAGCATGAAATCCTTCCTCGTCGATGCCACCCTCTACCCTGGCGAGGAAGCCACATTGCAACAAATCAAGGCCACAGCACAATCCCTCGACGGGCGATCAGCACACATACCCGTCTTGCGCAAGGTCGTGCAGAAAGGCCTAAAGGCGACTGGCAAGAAAGTCAATGCCAAACGCGTCGACCAACACACCATTCGCGGCGGCGACATCCGCCGGGCCCCAGACCTTGACTACGCAGCGCGGCTGTACGGACTCGAGATCGCGGATCTTGAACGACTGGAAAGAAACGTTGAGGAAGATGGCTTCCCCATCCAGTTCTTCGATCCCGCGGCGGAGCGTATGCTAGCCGTTGAGGGCGTGTCGTTCCCGGGCACCGGTGATATCGTGGCTCCCCTGCAGCATCATGAAACGGATACCGGCATGACCTTCGACAATGCGGTCAAGCCGGTTGAGCTGCAGTTCGGCTCTTTCGTCGTGACTGGTGGCACAGCGCGTATCGCCTTGTAAATATGTTCCGGTGTACATATGTATAGTGTAGAATACCGGCGTCTGCCCCACGAAACGGGGCGACAGAAATTTTTGAGAACGTCTCTTTTCCGTCGTATCGTCTTTCGCGTTCGTTGCTTTCTGTCGTGCTGTTCCAACAATGGCCAAGCCGAAGGGGAAGGGCAAGCAGGTCGTGAACGTCAACGCCCTGGCGAACAAAGTCGCCGGGCTAGTGTTGAAGAAGAAGCCCCAGACTCGTCGACCTCGTAAGGTCAGCCAGCCGCGCATGCATAAGCGTCGGCAGAACATGGCCGTGCGCACCCGTTGCAGCTACAAGGAGACGCTCATGTCGCCTTTTAACTGCCGCGGCGCGCGCATTCCCGACCTCATGACCGTTCCGTCGTGTGTCGCGGAGACCTACAACGAGCAGAGCATCACCACCACCCTCGACTCTGGAGTGGCGAACTCCTACAACTACGTCTTCGTCCTCGGCCCCGACAACACCCTCGGGGTCTCGCCCTCTGGTGGCATCCCCATCACCAGCAACGTCCCAACCTCGGTCGCCCTCAATCCGGTGGCCAACAACTCCACCCTCCAGGCCGCGTTCGAGAACATCCGCCTTGTGTCGGCGGGCGCCTCCCTGTTGTACACGGGGAACGCGCTCAATGGCGCGGGCACGATCACCGCGGCCCTGGTCCCCAAGTCCCAGTTCGGCGTCACGTTCTCATTGGCGACGATGAAGAGCATGCCGGGCGCCCAGACGCGCGCCGTCCTCCCTGAGCAGACCTTTCACTGGTCGCCCATGGACTCAGCTGACTACGAGTACTGGACGGCAGCAAGCGGAGTGAGTACGTCGCTCCCCGACTACTACTACCTCATCGTCTGGGTCAACACGCCCGTGGCGCTCAACTTCGAGCTCGCCTACACGTGGAACTGGGAGGCTATCCCAAAGACGCTCACCAGCGCCCTCTCTCCCCCCGAACCGTCTCGCGCAGACGTGCGCCAACTCGAAGAAGCGGCGAACCTTATGGGCTCGCGCTCCTGCATCACCGAGGTCGAGTGGCTCACAGGCCCTGTCGGCACCTCTGCTGGCACGGGCCGCGGTCGCGCATTTCGCACGGGCGTCTAGTGGCGCAGGCGCAGATGGCATAGCCAAACAAGACAAGCCAGCCGTTGTGCCGACGGCTGAGCTGGTGACCGTTCTCATCGGCACAACCCCTCAGGCCAGTTCAATGGCACTTCACGCAGCGTGGTGGCTAGACAAGTGGTTCGCATACACTGTCGAGTGGTTTGGAGTGGAGATCGCGGAACAATTCGTGGTTGTCCCCACCATGGCCATCATCTTTAAGGCGCTTTCACTCCTTGACGAGGAGCAACAGGCGCATTACTGCGACGACGTGTCTACCCTGCGTAGGGACGCTGCGGTTGCGTGTCGTGACCAAGGCTACGGAGGCGTTCCTCTCATACACCTCCCCAAGCCCGGCACGGACGTCGACGTCCCGCCATTGTTGGGCACCTCGGGCAACGCGCCCCTGCAACTCACTGAGTCATGGCTCAAGTGGCAGGCGGCGCACCTTGGTGCGCACTCACTGGCGGATGCGATCAAAACGCCGACGCCCGCGGGGCCTTCACACCCCGCGAAACCGCATTGGGTCCCCAAACCGGGCCAGACTGCGCCTGAGGAGCCGCTCGATTTCATGGCGGTAGTGCGTGCTGCAGCCGCGAAACATCTGGAGGAAGAGAAAGCCTCTTGGCCAAAACGACCCGACGGGCGCTACGACTTCTCGAAGTTCACAAACGAGCAGCTCTGGCGCTACGAGGACGTTTACTTCCACGATCAGTACGCTAGGCGCACCGCAGAGGCCGCGGACATCGAGCGAGACTACCAGCAAGCCCTTGCTGATGAAAACAAGAAAGTCCTTGTCGCCGAAGCAACAGGCTTCGTCGCCATGGCAGCTGCAGCTGGGGCTGCTTTCGGCCTCGCTCCTCTCGTCGGCTCCTTCCTGGGGGTTGGCGAGGGCGCGGTGGGGGTCATCGGCGCGGGTAACTTCGCCGAAGGCTACGAAGGCATGCAGCTACTCAAGGCTCTTGGTGCTGAGGTACCCTGAGCGAGACGTCGGGAGTCTATAACTCTCGCACATAAGTCCACTTGAGGAGGTGGCCCAAGAAAGCGGCGTTGCAGTTGATCCGCTATATAAACCATCTGCTAAGGGTCTAAACCACCCCCAAAAATAGGCAAAGTTAAAATACTTTCCTGAGAGCGTAGCCCAAC